TCTCCATGGTTAGGGATGAATACTCTTTCTTATGACGAAAAAACTATGATTGTAGAGGAAAGACAAATACCTCTTATGAAGGAGTTAGAGAAATGGGGAATAGAATCTATACCCGTAAAAATGAGACACGCTAGAACCTTCAGTGGAGGGCCTCATTGTGTAACCTTAGATACAATTAGAGAATAATATATTTGGATAATTGAATATTTTTTCGTATATTTGAATACTAATAAAACTATAATGTCAGAAAAGAAGTATTTTTACGAAAAGTGTGATTATTTTAACGAACCTCATATTAACTTAAAATATGAAGATGTTCTTAAGATGACACTGCAAGAATTTGAGGATTGGGTAGCAATGTTCCGTAAGACCGTTGTTGATGTGTGGAACGAAACAGGAGCGCCTCCTCGTATTGGTTCTTCGGAAGCTGAAATTATAGAACAATTTTCAAAACTTCAAACATATAAGGTAGATAAGTTTGAAGAAACCGATGATGATGGAAATGAAGTAATTTTCAACTTCAATAAATTCGCAACACCGGTGAATCAATTCTTTCCTGCAATGTATAAGACCGGCATTGGTGGTTCTACTTATGATAAACCAAAACCTTCTATTTATGATATCTTTTGTAAAGATGAATATCTTCCAGAATTTGCAAAACAAATGAGAAGATTGACACGACAAGATGCAATGTATCGTTTCTCTAAAACATTAGCAAAAGATAATAAAGAACATCACAATTCACATCTTGCTTCTGGTAAAGAATGGATTGAAGAATGGATGAGAGGTAATATATGGGAGGGGCATGATTTTTGTTTAGCACAAACTGATAGTAGAATTGAATCTCTACCTATTACTGCTGAAGAAGTTAAGGAATTATACAAAGCGGGTATTATTGGATATAAACATATTTCATCTCTTAAAACTGCAAATTGGGGAGAGGATATTGATTCATTGGTTGATTTAGAAAAACAACCTATTCAATTAAAATGGTATCCTTTAGGTCAAACCATTTTCCCAGAAGCAACTGCGGCATTTAGAATTGGAATGGGAACTCAAGCGGCAGTAAATTTCCCTCCACTAACTGCAAAGTATTTGTATCAAAGATTTACTAATCATATTAAAGACCAAAAACAAATCAATATCTATGACCCTTCTTCGGGATGGGGAGGTAGAATATTAGGTGCTTTAAGTGTTGATGATAGAAACATTCACTACATTGGTAATGACCCGAATACGGAGAATTATATTGATGAAATAGGGAAGACTCGTTATGAGTATCTTGCGGAGTTTTTTAATTCTCGCATACCAGGAGCATCAAATCCATTTTGGGGACATAAAAATACCTATGAGATTTATAGAACCGGTAGTGAGATTATTAATGAACAAGAAGGATTCCAAAAGTATAAAGGTCAATTAGATTTTATTTTTACATCACCTCCTTATTTTGATAGAGAACGATATTCCGATGATGAAACACAATCATTTAAGAAATTTGGAAACTATGAAAGTTGGAGAGATGGATTCCTAAGACCTACTTTAACAACTGCATTTGAATATCTAAAAAATGATAGATATATTCTTTGGAATATTGCCGATATTAAAATTGGTAAAAGTTTTTATCCATTAGAGCAAGATTCAATTGATATCTTAACTGAATTGGGAATGGAGTATCAAGGTAAAATTAGAATGACGATGTCTCCAATGACGGGAGTTGATTTGAGTGGAGTTAAGAATAGTATGAAGATAAAAGGTGAGTTTTACAAATACGAACCTATATTTATATTTTACAAAAAGTAATTCGGGGATGTTTTGGAATTGATTGCGTTGAGAATTATTATACCACAAGTAGGGAAATGATACTATCCCTTAATATCGTATCAAACAATAAATGCAGAAGAATTATCTTCATGGACTTTTGCAGATGCTATGGCATTTGTAGGAGCTGATTTAGCAGTAGCTGCCTAATCAATCCCGTATTCATCATGGGAATTAAAAAGAATGAACAATACGGGTTACAGGTCAAAGCTCGTTTAAAATAATTTTGAGACCAGGTTGTTTAGAAGTAGGTTTCCCACATATATCAAACTTCTTATTTTATCCATTTAGAAAAATGGAATAAACTTGTGAGACGTTGGTATTTTAATTACTATGTAAGACACCGGTTCGAGTCCGGTCATCTCCACTAATCTTATGTTTAAGAAAGTAGTATCATTTGGATGTTCATTTAGTTGTTGGAGGCAAGGTTTCAATACAGGTTATGTAGATGAAATTGCTAACCGACTAAATGTTCCATTCCAAAATTATTCTCTTCCTGGTAATTCAAATGATGATATTATATTTGAATTCAATACCCAATTAAGTGGTAATGATTTATCAAACTCATTGATTTTATTTCAAACTACTTTTTTAACACGATTATCTTATTATGAAACTAAGTTGGCAAGGTTATTAACATTTCAATTGCCAGTAAATAACAATAATAACATAGTAGCGAATAATGCGGGTTCTAACTTCACTCTATTTGGTGGAAATGAAAATCCTGCAACTTATTTGGATGCATGGGATGAAAAGAGTGATACTTATCTAAATTATATTAAGTATTTTTATAGTGATGTATATGAGTATAAGAGATTACTCAATCAATTGTATCATATAAAGAATACAATAGAAAAAATGAATTCAAAAGTAATTTTTATTTACTTTGATTCGTTTGAAACTTCACATCCCTTCTTATCTGAAATGAATTTTGTTAGATTTGAAAACAATACTTTAAACTGCTCTAAGTGGGCAAAGGATAATAACCTAACATTCTCTGAAACCGATTTACATCTATCAGAAAAAGGTAATATAGTTTTAGCTGATTATATTTTTGATAAATACCTATCCTAATATGGATCAAAATACGGAGTGAATGGTCTTTCTACTCCATCTAAGTTCATTCTTATGATTTGAGGATGGTTTCTTATATTCTCTATGATTTCTTCTTTTTGATTTGGAGTAAATGTTCCTTGCCCTTTAATATCAAATACCGGACAATATCCTAATCTCAAACTTTTATCTTCGTAACTTCTATCAAACCTAGCTAATTTTTCTTTCATACCAAAGGATTCAATCATTCCTTCGTGCGTTCTATCAAAAAGAGAAAATTGTAAATCAAATTCACCACTTAATAATCGGTGTTCGGAAATATTACCTGGATCAATTTGGTCATCATCATCAATGCAAACTTCTTGCCATGTCTTACCCAATTGAGCATAGTGCAAATATCCTCTACCAAATGCTCCATCTAATGTAAAATATTCATCCGCTTCTTTTGGTAATTCAACCTTTTGTATTGGAGAAATTCCATTCATAAAGGTTGTGCAGATTGTAGCATCTCCTCCCATATTCCATTCTTCAATTTCATGAGATAAATCATTCAATCCTCTAACGGCATCAATAAGAGCCCAATCTTGTTTTTCTATAATTCTTTGCCAATATTCGGATGGTCTCCAAACTTGTCCAATTAAGATTTCAAAGTGATGGTGTATAATGTTATGAACCTCCATAGGATAATCTTCAGTAATCATATCAGATTCGATAATATGATAATCAAACCAATCAGAGTTGTTTATGGTTTCCACACATCTTTTAAGTTTTTCTACTAAGATTTTAGGATGTCGAGTTGGTAATTTAAATGCTGCCCAACGAGTTTCCAATTTCCATGTTGAATCTTCTAAAAGTTTCTTCAACATATCAAACCATAATTCAGCAATTGGATGAGATTGAACTTCAAAAGCAAGGGAATATTCGGATTCTAATATTTTGTTTTCATCAAACTTACCAAAATCAACTCTAAATTGTTTTTTCATAAACTATCTTTTATATAACATTATATGTATAATTATATATATTAGCCATATGGAAAATAAACCCTTTTATGAATATGATTTAACTAAGGAAGAATCATTATCAGAAGAATTAGAACGATTATATGATGTTTCTCATAATTTAGAAAACTATAAAACTGTGGTATATAGAGGATATGCTGAAGATTATGTAGGAAAAGGATTTAAACATTTTTCAACATATTCAGACGCTAATGATGAGTTAAACTTTCTAATAGAAGATTGGAATAAACATCCTAATGCTAAAATTGGACAAATTAATTTAAGTGGAGAAAGATTACATTGGGAAGATTATCCAAATATTCTTAAATACATAAAAAACAAAACTTTGGAATTATATGGTGAAGATATTATAGTTGCTAAGTTTGCCGAAGGTAGAAGAGGTTCTATAAAGAAAATAGAAATTGATGAACCTTTATTAACAATTTATAGAAAGGGGTGTGTATTAAGCAAACATAGTGATGGAGTAGGGCCAAATCCAGAAGAAGTTAATTTCTTCAAACCTGCTAATTTATTATTATATCTAAATAAGGATTACAAAAGAGAATGGGGAGGATGTTTTATAGTGGAGGGTAGAGATGTAGTTGTTCCTGAATTTGGTAAATTAGTATTTCTTAATTTTAGGGATGGATTAAATCCAGAACATGAAATTGATTTGATTACTTATGAAGTAGATAGAGTGGCATTGTTATTTAATACAAAATATAAAATGCACGAAAGAGAAATTTGGAATTTTGAATAATTTTTAGTATATTAGGGTTATGAAATTAAGGATTACACATATTAGCGATACTCACAACAAACACAAAAAATTAGATGGTAAATTGCCAGGTGGTGATTTATTAATTCATAGTGGTGATATAAGTTCGTTGGGTAGAAAGCATGAAGTTGAAGATTTTCTTAAATGGTTCAATGGAATAGAAGGATATACCAATAAAGTATTTATCGCAGGTAATCATGATATGTCTTTTGATAGAGAAAAACTATTAAGGGATAAGTTGGCACACTTTGAAGGTAGAACTGAATATGATACTGAATGTTCGGAAGGTAAGCCCGAATGGTTGGTTGATTTATTAGCAACAGGTCTTAAACCTAATGTATTCTATTTAGAAAACTCATTTGTAGAGATAGACCAAATCAAAATATGGGGTTCTCCTTATTCTGCTACTTTTGGGTACAATTGGGCATTTAATGTAGATAGAGGGCACGATTCTGCACAATTATGGAATCAAATTCCTGAAGATACGGATATTGTTATTACCCATGGGCCGATTTATGGTTATGGAGATATGACGGCTAATACATATACAAATGTAGGATGTGAGGATTTATATCGTAGATTAAAGGAAATAAGAACTCCCTTACACTTTGCGGGACATATCCACGAAGCATATGGATATAATCAAACAGTTTGGGATGGATATTCTTTCAATGGATGCACTTGTAATTTAAGGTATGAAGCGCTTAATAACCCTATTACATTTGATTACGATTTTTCAACAAAAGAGTTAGAATTTGTGTAACTCATTGATTTTCAATAAGATATTTGGTGAAAATAATTGATAAAAAGTTTGGATTTTCCAAACTTTTTTCTTATCTTTACTATGTAATAAAAGTTAATGATATGAGAACAAACAATGAAAAATCTATTAAGTATTTAAGTGAAAATCCTATTGTAAAGGCATTTATTGATAAGGTAAATGCGGAACGAAAAGAACGATATAAGGATATGAATTGGATGAATGGAAAAACTGATTTAGTAGTAGAAATCGGTAATAAATTTATTCGTTTATGGGATGGTTCATCTTGTTGGGGATTTATTAGTAGAGTTGATGGTGATTTAAAAGGAGCACCAATTAAGAAAGGTGATTTGTTGAAACCAGCAACTTGGAAGGCACCGGCTAAACATAGTAGAGGAAACATTATTGACGGAACTGCTCGATATACTGAATATGGTCCGGCTTATTTATCTTAAAATATAAAACATAAAATTATGAGAAACGGATTAGATATTTCAACATTAAAAAAGATTGAAGAAGAGTTTGGTGAGTTTGATATCAAACAGGTTTGGGGAGGGAACAATGATGTATTTTTCCGATTTGGTTATTGGAGACAAGTTAATGTTGCTAAGTTAAATGAATTATTAGGTAATCTCAATGAAGTAGTTGAAGATTCAGATTATGATGACGATTGTGGTTATTTATTTATGTATCGATTAAAATAAAAAGTAGTAATGGAAAAAAAGATTTTGTGGTTGGATATGGATGGGGTATTGGTTAATTTTCGTAAAGGAGTTGATGAAATATTAGAAAGAAATCCAGAATTTAGAGAAAAATATAAAGGAGAATATGATAGAATGCATGGTGTGTTCCGAAATCCTCCTCCAATAGATGGGGCAATTGAAGCCGTTAAGAAGTTAGCAGAAAGTGGTAAGTATGAATTGTATATTGCTTCTACTGCACCTTGGGATAATCCCGAATCGGCTACTGATAAACGATATTGGGTTGAAAAACATTTTGGAAAGTTATTTGAAAAGAAAATGTGTATTACTCATTTAAAGAATATGTTGATTGGTGATTATCTAATTGATGACCGATTAAAAAACGGAGCAGGAGAATTCAAAGGAGAATTAATACATTTTGGATATGATTATGTAAATGATAAAATGAATCCTTATCCTAATTGGGATTCAGTATTAAAAAAATTGTTATGAGAATATTAAGTTTGTGTTGTATTAGTTTTATTTTATTTAGTTGTAATAAAGAAGATATTCCGACACCGAAAAAGGAATACACTTTAACAATAGATTCAGTATTAACACAAACGGGTATGAAATCTTTGCCAGTTGATGGTAATGGTTTTTATCATCTTAAATTAGATTCTACAAAGAATCAAACTATTCATAGAGTAACAGGCCGTTTCTTAATAAATGGAGTAGAACCTACACCGGCAGAAAAAATAGAATGGGAAAGTAATTTGTATTGGTTATTACAAAGAAATGATACAATTGTTACCATAACGAAAAGTTATATAAACTATTATACCGGCAAATATACAATAGTTAATTTACCTCCTATGGTTGCTTCTAAGGATGAATTAGTTCCTACAATAAATGGAAATTCATATAGTGGCACGAAAGGGGAATTTAATACTATGATTGCACCTATATATAGAATGAAAGGTGATACAATGATTGTAAAGGCAAGTAATTACACATCAAACTTATTTGCTATTAAAAAAATAATATTAGAGTAATGAAGAGTAAAGTTGAAATTGAATTAACTCCTATAACGGAGGATAGATTAATAAAATTTGGATTTGAAAAAATAGATGATGAGAAAAATCAAGAGGGTGTTTATGCTTGGATGTTAAAACTACCAAAGGATAATCCCGACCCGAATTGTATGTATCTCATTAGTTCATATAATGTAGAATCCGAAGATATTGGATTAGATGAAGGCGAGTATGTAGTTGAGTTATTTGATAGTGGTGGATTAGGTATATGCACTTTCGTTGAAGAGTTAGATATGCTATATTTCGTATTAACAAAAGAATCTCTTACATAATGGATATTAAATTAAATTCCAAAATATTAAATGATAGATATACCGAATATGTCTATGAACATTTTGATATTCAAAATACTGAAGAGACAAGTGTTTCTATTCCTATGAACTTAGATGGTCTTAATTCTTTTGAATGGAATATAGGAGTTATCTATGGCGGAAGTGGAAGTGGAAAGAGTAGTATTTTAAATCATTTAGGTGGGGTTAGAGAGGTGATCTTTGATGAAGATAAACCTTTGATATCAAACTTTAATTGGATGGAGCCAGAAGCAGCTACGAGGGTTCTAACATCCATCGGTCTATCATCCGTTCCGACTTGGTTAAGACCTTTCCGATTATTAAGTAATGGGGAACAATATAGGGCAATGTTGGCGTATTTAGTTTCATCCGCTAAAGATGGAGAAACAATTCTAATAGATGAATACACATCAGTTGTTGATAGAGATGTAGCAAAGGCAATGAGTTTTGCCCTACAAAAATACATTCGTAGAGAAAACAAAAAAATTATTTTAGCATCCTGCCACTTTGATATTATGGAGTGGTTGATGCCCGATTGGATATATTCACCAGCAAAGGGAGGCGGGATTGAAAAACCCGACTATCTTCGGCAAGGGCGACCTGAAATCACTTTATCAGTTAGTAGAACCGAACCTAAAGTTTGGGACTTCTTCAAAAAGCATCACTATCTAACCGAAGAGGCTAATAAAACTTACATCTTTCTTCTTTTTGAATGGAATGGAAAACCGGTTGCTATAAATGTAATCGGAAGGCATTTAGGAAAGACAGGAGGAGTGCCAGGTTATAGAGGTAGTAGAGTAGTAGTTCATCCAGATTATCAGGGAATGGGTATAGGGAGCAAAATTTCGGAGTTTTGTGGAGGTATAGTAAGAAATATAGGGGGAAGGTATTATACAAAGACCATAAACCCTGCATTGGGAGAATATCGTAACTCACATAACGAAAATTGGAAGCCTACTTTATTCAATGGAAAAATTCGTATAGATAATAACGACCATTCTGAAATATATAAAACAATAAAGCAGAGAGCTTCATATTGTCATGAATACATCGGAAATCCTATTGATGGGTATTCTGAATTACTGAAACCGATAGATGAATTAAGAAATGAAAAGGTAGTAAATGCTGAAACTCTCAATAAGTTTTTCTCGTTCTAAAAAAAATATTTGGTTTTGCTTGGAAAATTGCAAAAATTTTCGTATATTTGGGGTATCATTTTAATAACTAGATCAGTAAAGCAGAAAGCTAAGAAAAAAGAATAAAAAAATAAAACTTAAAACATAAAGAAAATGACTAAAAAGTATTCAAACGAACAATTAGAACAAAACTACCAACGATTTATCGGAGTAATTAAGAAATATGTAACGGGAGAGAGATTAGAAAAGTGCTTACATATGTATTCAATGGAGGAATTAGGGCCTTCACTTATGTTATCGCCTGCAAGTGGTAATAAAAATTTCCATAATGCTTACGAAGGGGGTTATATTGACCATATTTTTAATGTTTGTAAGAATGCCTTAAAAATGAAACAAACTTTTGCTGATGCAGGTTGTAAGTTTGATTTTACTGATGAAGAATTATTATTTGCAGCATTGCATCATGATTTAGGTAAATTAGGAACAAAAGAAGAAATGCATTATATTCCTAATGATTCAGATTGGCATATAAAGAATAGAGGTGATTTCTATAAAAGAAATGAAGAAAATACATATATGACTTTAACTGATAGAACTTTCTTTACTCTGCAACATTATGGTATTTTGTATAATGAAAAAGAATACTTTGGTATTAAACTTACTGATGGTATGTATGATGAAGATAATCAAAAATACTTAAAGACTTATGTATCTGGTGCTTCTATTAAGACACCTATGTATCATATTCTGCATTTCGCAGACTCACTGAGTTCATTTATTGAAAGACAAGCAGTAGTT